CTTGTTAGACCTTATAGTTCTTTTCTTGTTAGACCTTATAGTTCTTTTCTTGTTAGACCTTATAGTTCTTTTCTTGTTAGACCTTATAGTTCTTTTCTTGTTAGACCTTATAGTTCTTTTCTTAGACCTTTTCTTAGATCTTTTCTTAGATCTTTTCTTAGATCTCTGTATGCGGGCGCCTCCGCCACCGGATTCCGGACAGGGGCGAGAACCACACACCCCGCTAGTCTTCTTTTTCTTTTTCTTTTTCTTTGTCGTCACCGGAACCTGGACGGGTGTTGACTTGGACAATGTGTTCGTATTTTCGTCAGCAATCTCCTCACAGGCTTTCTCGGATATTTCTTTTAATCTTTTCTGCCCCTGTCCCTGCCCCTGCCCTCTGGATGCGAGAAAATTTCCGTAGTATTCCTCCACTTGTTCGCGAGGGTAGCCATCGCTAACCTTTTTTTCAATCCAAGCTAAATATTTGGTGTCTTGCTCTTTTTCCACCATGTCACGGGTTGTGGAGAAATTGTATTTTCCTTCCATTTCTTTTTTTATTATAAGTAAATATTTTTAAAAATATAAAAATATAAAAATATAAAATTTGAATTTTATTTAAATATTATTTACTTATAATAAAAAGAAAGAAAGAAATATGAATTTTAAAATAGATATTGAGAATATGAAATTTGAGAATAACTCCTTGACATTTGATATGAAAGGAGAAAGAACATTGGGACTTGATAAAAGTATTGTAAATTCTTTAAGGAGGGTTTTATTATCAGGTATTCCATCGGTTGCTTTTAGAACTGAAATCAAAGATTCTGATTTAATAGTTGTTAAGAATGATACATCACTTCATAATGAATTCTTAATTCATCGTATTTCTTTAGTTCCCTTATACTTTAATCCCGATGAATTCTCAAAGCAATTCTTATTCTATTTAAAAGTTGAAGCAGATCCAGAGACACCCATCAAAACAATTTATGCAAATGATTTCAATATTTATCCATTAAATGAACATATTGATTCAAACGGATTAAAAGAAATAAAACTAGAGAATTATGATTTAACAAAACCTCTCAATGATAAGGAAAAAGAAAAGATTTTCAAACCTTTTAACTTCAAAGGAAAAAATGAATATTGTATGATTACTGAATTAAAATCCATGAATTCCACCAATATTAAACAAAGTCTTGAATTATATGGTTCTCCAAGTGTATCCTATGCTTATGAAGATTCAAGGTGGTGTTCAGTATCATGTGCGGCATATTCATTTAAAAAGGATGAAGAATTATTTAAACAGATTCTAAATGAAAAAAAACTGGTCAATGATGTCCCTAAAGAGAAAGAAAAACAATATGAGAAAGAATTATTTATTAGTGAAGCAGAAAGATATTTCCATCGTGATATGAATATTGAACCTTATTGGTATGAATTTAAGATTGATTCTGTTCACTTCATGAACTCAAAGGAACTATTTATTCGCGCAAATCAAATTATGATTGATCATTTCGAAATCCTTAAAAAAGAAATCCCGAAAATTTCAACTGGAGAAGATTCAATCCTTGAACTCAAAACAAACAAAGATAATGTTTATCATCTGGTCATTCAAGGTGTAGATGATACAATAGGTAATACGATTCAATCATTTATTACAAGATATATGATTGATGATGAATCAGTATTTTCCGTCTGTGGTTATAAAAGAACGCACCCCTTAGAAGAAGTCATCATTATATATTTATCATTAAATCCGAGGAATAAGGTTTTCAAATCAAATGAAACACAAAAAACCTTTGTGATCATTAATACATTAAGAGAAGTTTGTGATCATTTAACTAATATTTATTCGTTGATTAAGACAGAAGCAGAACAAGAATTATAATTAATAAATATTATTTTAAAATAATATCCTTAAAACAAATAATTACAGATAAACATAATCTGTTTCCCGTCTAATGAATGTAAATAATCTGAAACAATCTTAACATTAATTTTTACACCCTCTTTTTTATAAAACTCATGAAGTTTAAATAAATGGGGTTTTAATGAATAATTAATTTCTTTTAAATCTAATTCTTTTCTTATGAAATGATTCACATAACACTCATATAAATGATTCTTAATTAAATAAAATTTCCGTTGATATTCTTCAAATTGATAAGAATCTTCAGGGAAATATTTCAAGTATTCTTTGAGAAGCCTTTTTTTCCTTAAGTCAATATAACTTAAGAATTTATCATTATGATTCATTTTTAATGATAAAACATGTTCGTGTTCGGGATTAATCCATTTGTGTCTAATACCATCCTTTGTAAAGGTTAAACCCTTGATAGAAAATTTCAAAGGTTGTTTATAATCTTGAAGGTTGATTTTCAAAGATCTTTCAATATGATAAAGTCCGTCTAATTCGACCTGTTCCATCGTTTCAATATTATATTGGTGAACTAATACAATTCTATTTTCAAAGACAGGTGAAACAATACGATTCCGTTTATGTTGAAGAACAAATGAATAACAATTATTTTTTTTTAGATCTTCATTGTGCTGAATATCATTTGAAACTTCACGAAACATGTCTAAAAATGACACTTTACCATCCCATGAATTCTTACAACCGATACTTGAACGTGTTGAAATCTTCCATTCATCATTATGATAAAACATATTAATCATTGTTCCTTCGAGTAGATTTTCATATACAATATTTTCTTTTTCATCCAAATCATCTACATCCTCTATTTTTTCTGATTTCATGGGTGGTACACAAATTAATTGTTTCGTCTTAAGATTAATAATTGCGCCACGACAATAACGTAACCATTGATGATTTTCAAAATCATATTCACGATTACGATACATCTTTAAAAGTGCTAGTTCACCATTCTTTTGAACGTAAATTTTTTTATCCTTAAATGTTTGAAGGTAATTGTCTGTATTGTTAATATAATCCTGAAATTCCATTTTTAATATTCTAATATTCTAATTAATTTTGTCATTCAATTTTTAAGTATTATTTTCTATAATATTATAATATTATAATAAATATATGAGTGATGAAAGATTGGAGGATACTCTTGAAGGGACACAAATAGAAGATGAAAACGAAGAAAAATCTCTGGAGAGTAGTGAAGGCCCGATTCCCAATGATTCACCAATTATTCAGGAGGAAGAATTATTTGATGATGAGTTTATTGTACAACAAATAACAGATGAAAAACCAGATTTATCCAAAGAGGTTTATACGGATGGTTTTAAAAAAGATGATTTATTCCTAATCGTTTTTCAGGAAGATGATAGTTTAAAAGATATTATGGCAACAATTGAGGATATTTTAATAGAAGAAAAGAAAATAAGAATTAAGGATGAAGAAGAGAATGATTATTTTTTAGAATATAATGAAGAGAATTATATTGTTTTATCAACGGATGAATACAATATTATTGAGATTGATAAAGTTGAGGAATTTGATTTAGATAAGTTAGATACAATTAATTTTATCCTCACAAAAGAAATATATCCTGAAATAGAAATAAATGTTGAGGAAGTCGCAAAGAAAGATTACTCCGAACAAGAAAAGAAAGAAGATATGATTAATGAACTAATCATATCTTATAATGCCTATGGAAACAAAGCATTGATTGGGAAAATATCTTCAATTGTCACTACATTATTATCTTTGATAAGGTCACGTAAAAAATACGAAGATTTCACGGATGTATTTCAGTTTATTAAAGAAAAATCATTAAACGGGAAAAAGATGAAATGGATCATACCAATTATTGATAATCGTAAAGTATTGTTTAGAGGAGAAGAAGAATCAAACGTGGCTCAAGAAGACATTGATATCGTTGATTTTGAAAAATATTTGGATGATCTATATAAACTACAAGAAAGTGAATCAGGGAACCACAATGAAATCTTACAAAGTATCTATAGCGATAATACTTTTGTAAGTGGTTCTGGGGATGGTCTTAGTGTTGATTATTATGGAAATTATTTTAGATCTTGTAATGACAATTCACCATGTAACGGTTTGGTGGGACAATACTATTATGATGAAAATAAAACGTATGATAAAGTTGATAGATTCGGAGAGAGATTAATTAATTATCAAAAAATATCATTAAAAGGTTTTTATATCTTACCTTCTATTTATGGAAGCCGATTATTTAATGGGGATTTATTCTCATTATCTGAAAATGCATTTTTATCAGAATATAAGCATTCTTACAAACTTTTCAGGAATATGATAAATTATTCAAAAATGATACCACATATAATAGACAAGGGTTCTGTAAAAACAGAGTTTACTGATAATAAATTAATACATAGTTATTTCTTTACAGATGATTCAATCACATATTTGAAAAACATCAAAAATAAAAAAGAATATATTGATGAACTATATTTGATTCTAAGAAATAATCTCCCAGATTATAATGATATTATCGATTCATATGATAAAGAAATTCTAAAAGAAATATTCAATTATAATGATTTTAATCGTTTATTCTCATACTATGGGATAGTTTATAATGATATGGGAAAAGGAACAAGATCTAAAATAAATGATTTAATCAAGATAAATATAATAAATTACATCAAAAATTATAATCGTTCTGTGAAAAGAAAGAAGATTAAACGTATTAAAAAACAAACAAAACTCCTAGATACAGATGAGAAAATACAAAAGTCAAGAGACTATATTTTTAGCATTGTAAATGTCCCTGTGAAAAACGATTATCTTAAAAAATTTATCGATATTTTTTCAAGGAATCCCTCCTTGGAGGAAGATCAAAATTTCTTGTATGAGAAGCATTCAAAGGAAAAGTTTTTATGTAAGCATTATAACTATGATATGAAAGCAAGCGGTAGTGAAGAGTTATATCTAAGTATGAAAAATATATTTGGAATGCCTCCCAAGGATGGAAGTATTTATTGTAGTGTTTGTGGGGAATATATATGTCCAGATGATTTCTCAACATTTGAAGGATTCTCTGATGGTGCCCCGACGAAATCAAACGAAGTATTAGCAAATAAAGTCCCTGAGGAAATATTAAATCAAAAGCAATTAGAGAATAAAAAAAGATTAGATAAATTATCTTCATTATTCAGTATCACATTAACTCACATTGATAGTAAATTTATTATGGAAATGTATGACACAATCACTGAAGAAGAATTAATTAATAAAAGATACAATTCAGTAAATGCTTATAAAAAACATCCGAAATATTCAACAATTAAAGGGAAATATGAATTTACTAAACCAGCCAGAACAAAAGAAGAGAAACAACAGAATAAAAAGAACAATGATTTAATGAAAAATGAATTAGAAAAATTTAAGCAAGAGTCAATCTTAAACAATCATATGATATCAGATTTATTTTTAATTCTCTTAGTTGTTCAAACAGCAGATCCTTCCTATAATATATCAAAATCACTAAACCTATTTAGTGAATTTAACATGAATGATGCTAATCAGGAGTTATATAAATATATATCAGCAGAAGCTATCGATAATATTTTAAAATTCTTATATCGGATGGTAGAAACAAATACCGAAAGTATTTATTGGAAAAATATTAATCTATTCCTAATAGAATCAAATATATTTACATCATTGCCCTCTTTCAAAGAACAATTTTTTAATATCGCTAGATATTTCTTTAGGAACAAAAATATAGCGGATAAATGTGAAAAGTATTTAATTAAAAAAAAGAATCCATTCCATACCAGTTTTATTAAGGATAGTTGGCCTACATATAAACCATTAAAAGAAAATCCATTAATCAAAGGTATTGATCAGATTGTAGATGATATTGATAAAGAAAATTTAAAAACATATGATTATGAAAATCATTCTTTATTGCAATCATTGGAAGAAGCGGTTGTCAAACCAAAATATGAAGTTCTAGAGATCCCCTTTTCAGAAATTATTATGAATCAATCATATCAAAGATTATATGATTATAGTGTCCATCTACATGGTAGATCTGGACAGATTCCAATGATAGATTTATTAATAAATCGTTTAATTGATACAATT